GAAACGAAGACCCACCAGCAACTCGGCATTCATACATTTCAGGCTTATTGAAGTCGAGTGGGCGGTTGATGTCTGTACAGACATCTCCGGACGGTGATACTCCGGCCCAGCGGTCGAACGGGATGATACCCTTGTACGCGCCGATCTTGATAGAGTCGAGATCCAGCGGCTGATCCAGTTCATTCTCTTGACCGTCGATGACGATGAGTCCGCCAGCGCCGCCGAACAGACGACCCCATGTAAGGCCGGTAAGCACGTTATTCTTGGTGTTAGTCTTGCGCAGTGCTCGGTCGATGCGCGTGAGGTCCTTGGGCTCCACGTCGCTGGTCATCTTGGGCCATGCTTTCACGCAATCTTGAGCAGGCACTTCGACGATACGGCGGCTTATCCAATGATTTCTAAAAAGAGTGATGAGCTGCCAGTAGTCGTACGACAGGCGTACAAGGGTGTACTCACCACCCTGCCCTAACGACGGCGTGCCATAGCCAGTACGTGCTGCCGCGTTGGTGAATACGTCCTGAGCAAATGCGCTGGTGGTACCGTGGACGCCCAGGAGTTGCTCAAAGGCGTTGGCGTTTTTGCGCTTACGTGGTTTCGGCATCCGCCAACTTCCTTTCTACACTTCTACATCACGTTCTCTTACGACATCTGAATCTGCCATCCAGATGACCTGTTCTTCACTGTATGGCACGGCACGGACATCGCCGCCATCACCACGTACGAACGCCCACAGGAGGCGCTTGTTAGTGTCGATGACGGCGTCCAGGATTTCACGATCTATCTCTAGACCCTTGTAAACGAGTATTTCATTGGCACTCAGCTCAACACGTATTCCGCGCGCCATTCTTGTAGCTCCCAAGGCCTGCCAAGCTTCACAAAGTCAACGCCGTACCTGGCGTGAGACGTTCTTGTCGTGTTAGGCAGCTACCCACGCAGCGCCGGTGCAAAGCGCCAAGCAAAACACATTACTGCCGCCCGTAAGCGCAGCGCCGAGGGCAGGCGTGGTGGCGTCGCTAACGGCTACGACAGTGCCCTTGAGCGCGGCACTTGCCGCTGGGAGTGTCGCCACGGTAAGTACTTCCAGGATAGGTGCGAGGCCGCCAGTTGCAGTCGTAATGGTCACGAGGTTGGTGCTGGACTTGAGCACCAGTGGCTGGTTCAGCGGCGCATCGTTGTCGAGGTTGAAGTTTCCACAGTTGATCATTGTAGGCTCCTTAATAGGTTGGGCGGTGCTCTTCGGAGCCAACCGCTATTTACTTAATGGCGTGTCGTGCAGTTTGTGCGGCTGACATCTTAGCACGCTCTGTCTGCTTGGCCCACCGCTTTGCCGAAGACGTTCGCATTTTCGCGCGAGTTTCCTCAGAAACATTTCTTCTCTTGGCTGTTTGCACGGCTCTCCAAACTGGGTCGGACCAAGGCTTCTTTGCTTGCTCAGACAGCCGTTTTCGTACATCAGGACAAGAAGTGTATTCCTTTTGCTCTGCGGCTATTCTCGCCTTAGCCTCTGGGTTGCTAGCGTAATATGCTAGATGTGTATCTCGCATCCTTCGCTTGACTTCTGGCTTTGCTAGTGTAGCACGATGCGTAGCCGACTTTCGCGCCTGCAACGCGGGGTGATGCGCAGCAGCCTGTATTCTGCGAAGATGCGCGGCACCCTCGTCCGTAGTTGCGCGTTTCTTAGCCGACTTTGACATCTTCTTTCGCAATTGCTTAGTAGCTCTAACCCCATCTCCGCCATGCGTGAGATTGTAACCCTGTTTACCATCTACATGCGTATTCCATAGAAGTATGAAGTGCGTTTCTAACATGCTTAGAATACGTACCGGAGCTTTGCATAATTCTGTGATTACAAAGTTTTTAGCACCATACTTAGCAACCGCGCGTGCAATGGCAAGGTCAGTCAGTAAATTAGATGGCTGCTTGTGGGCAGCCCATCTAATAGCCACTGTACGTTCTGTTTTACCAACATACTTCTTTCCGTTCACGCTATTCGTGATCACGTAAATATAACCCTGTTTACTCACGCACCACCTTCTTCGAGACCGATGGCAATTTGCTTGAACTGTGGCTTAGTCATGGTCTTGATGGAACTATTCCAGTATACTCTGGCAGGAAAGTTAATGTCAGCCATCGTAAGTATAGGAATCACTAAGCATCTACAGTTAAATGTTTCACCAGGGGCGTATGTTCCGTATGACTGCTCACCTACTAAGGCTTCCGGGCTTGGCGCGTGATTCCACGGCACGATGACGCCATTCATATTCTTATGACTAGCGCGTGTGCGTTGATCGTGACTGGTCTCCCACTGGTACCATTCGACATTCAAGCGTTCGCACCGGGCTTGCGTCAGCGCAGTGCTTGCCTTTGCAGTCTCCGTCCGGCTGATGAGGTGGGTACGGGACCGAAGCAGTGTAGGGAAGCGCTTCTGCGCCATCTTAGCCACAGTTCCAGGTCTAGCGCCGGATTGCTGCGCTTTACTGATCTCGTCCGTAAGCATTGTCGCGGCTTCCAGCGGTAACGAACTGATGAGTTTGGCGTTTTCCCGTACAAGCTGGTGTACTCGCGCACCGGTAGCTCCCTGCATCTCAGCTTCTAACAACTGATAAAGGTGCTGCGCACGGCTGGACCGCGATGCGGCCTCGCGCCATGTGCGCCAGTTAGTCTTCTGCGTCTGGAAGATCATCCGTTTGGCCAGCAGCTCGCTGGCGTCTTGAATGTCGCGCTGCTGGCTTCGGTTCGCCATGTCCGCCAACCAAGAGGTAAAGTCCTGCTCTGGCTTTTTGGCCAGCAAAACGCGGCCCGCTATCTGGCGGATGCCCTTTTCGTACTCACGTTGCAACCTTTGCGTAGGCCCAAATTCAGGCGGCTTTCTTGTTCGCATTTAATTTCCTACGCACCCATGCCGCACGCTGTCTGGCTTTAGTGTCTTCAGAAACTGGCGGTCTACTTTTAGCAGCTTTACGCAGCAACCACCTAGTTCGGTCAGAGATAGTAGGCCGTAACTTACACCGTTCTCCTACTTTCTTGCGCTCTTCAGGATTTTCAATGTAAAAGGCACGAAGAGACTCGGCGCGTTTCAGCTTCGTAGCCGTCGTCTGCTTACGGCCTTTGCCAGCTTTCGCTATCTTCCTGCAAGTGCTTCGTGAAGCCTTTGTGCCTAAGTGAATTAGACTTATACGCGCTCGAGCTTCATCAGACATCCATGGTCCGCGTTCTGCGCGCGCACGCTGCACTAAACTAAGCTTCTTACGCGTTTGTGCAGAAACTCTACACTGTCCACCACCAGTAGTCAGATTGTAGCCCCAACCGGTATCTATGAACGTCTTACGCTGGCGAACAAACCTACGCTCTGCAGCATTCAACTTAGATTCGGGGCCAAACCAGACTACTTCGGCCGTAAAATTGCCTAGGCCATACTTACGCATTGCTCTGTACAACGGCAGATTAGATAATTCTACGAATGCCGCATAGATGTGTTGATTCCAGCGCAGCGTATGTGGACACCTAATGGTTTGCCCTACGTACTCTTTGCTGTTTACGACATTTCTCAGCACGTACACACGCCCAAACCGTTCTTTCACCGTGATCTCCCACGCTCCGTAGCTACTCAAAGGAAACTAGTCGGAGATGACTAGCTTGTCGGGTGGCCACCCTATCCTTTGAACTCTGACTACACCCTCTTCACCGCGCCGGGCATCTCCTCTTCCACGAACGACAGACTGAACCCATACTTCTTCACAATCTGCTTCGCAGACAATCCGGTCTTGGCTTCGCGCTTGACGATCTTGGCCGCTCCGGCGTCGGTGTCGATATCGAAGGGGGAGGCGTCCGTAGCAGCTTCCTTGCGCAAGCGCTCTACCTTCTCAGTAAGCATGCGCACGAACTCATGACTACTTCCATCACGCTGCGCTTCTGCAAGATCTTGCTTGGCCGTCTCGTATACGCGCTTTGCCTTTGGGTCGGCGTCCTTTGCCAGCGTGTTCACCTTCTTCGCCGCAGCTATAGCTGATGGAACTTGGCTTACTGGAATGCCGACTGCCTTGGCTATCTTCTCGTTGGAATCTTCTCGCTGATACATCTTCTTCAGCAAACGATACTGGTCCATTGTGAGCTCAGCGTCCTCCGCCTTCGGTCGCTTCGACCGTGGGATTACCTTGGCGATGGGGGCGAGTGCTTTGTTGGCGGAGTCTTTGGCCTTCTTCTCACCAAGAATCTCATTGATGATGGCGCTGGTAGGGACACCGCTGAACTCTTTCGCTGGCCGTTTCAGCAGTTTGAATAGGTCAGTACGCCACATACCTTCAAGCTCTTTACGAGTATATATGGCGTCCCCCACCGGCTTGACCTCGTTGGACACGTCGATCACTTCACCGGAATCGAATACTCGGAAGGTTTCGTCGGTGGCTTTCTTGTATTTACCAGAGGTTCCATCGACAGGTTTCAACGACATAGGACACCGTTTCTTCGTACCAGCAGCCCAGTGATCTCTATAGAAAGGCTTGTGTACGGCAGACTCTATAATACCAGTCTTAGCGCCGCACCCTTTGCAAATGGCCTTCTTTTCTGTCCATTCATCACCCGTCCGGCCCTTGAGTAGCGCGTGAATGGTCTTGGCTTCTTTGCCGCCGATGCGCTTGTCCTTGTTGATTTCTTTCTGGACGGCAGAGGGGCTGTACTTGGTGCCAACTGGTTGAACATCTTGCATGGAGCCCTTCCCGTGCGCTTCAGCGTATTTACGCTTGATCTCGTGAAACCCGTTGCGTCTTGCAAGTAAGTAAGCCTTATTCTTGCCGTCGCTGTACGTATACGTGATGTCACCAGCTTTATTACCACTGCCAAACGAGGTCACAAGACCTTCAGCTTCTAGCTGCTTGTGCAGCTTTTCAGC